CTAGACGTAGGCTAAGGATGCATACACCCCCTAATACAGGAGGGATGCTGAAAAGCCTAACGTCACTCTGGTCCTGTACAGCCAATGAATTGGCTGTGCGATGCTGCACCAGCGCCACTCACGACATAACAACTGTCGTGAGGCGTGTTGAACACGAGGGGTTGTCCTTTTTGGGGATTACCCTGGCGGATCTTGGAAAAGCTACCCAAAAGTGGCTAGACCAAGGATTCGTCGTCCCTTCGGACGCTCCGTCTTTTAAGACGGATCGTCGTACTGGTTTCCCCCTATTTCTAGGAGGTTTCCTTGGACGTGTGTTCGACACTAGTAGTGGTGCGCTTTTGGACGATTACGACATCGAAGCAATCTATGCAATCCGTCAGTTAACACTGATGTTTAGCAAGATCGCTCTCCCGGAGGTCACCCGCGAAGGTGATCCTCGGGGCTTTAACGGCTCGAAAAGAGTCGTCTCGGCCCGCCGCGAGAGACGAGCGATGTCGGAGTTCGTTCAATGTGAGCAGGACATCCGATCATCAGATCAGCGTCTTGATCCATCCTATATGGGTGATTTCAAGCGCGTCTCTGATATGCTTTTCTCTGAGCTTTTCGAGAAGGTTGACCGTGAGGTCTTCTTCCGTGGGCTCAAGGGTAAGCATGGTCCAGGCGCTGTCGCAGACAAACTTTCCAGCAATGGGAAGTGGAATCTGCGAACCTGGACCGAACGTCTCGAGGAATTCTTTCCTTCTGACGACTTTCTCGTCCCTAATGCTCGGTTTGCTGCCGAGCTGGACGAGGAGTTGGATGTCCTCGAACCTGGCGCCGAGATGCCCGTACGGGTTATCACGGTACCTAAAACGCTCAAGTCACCTAGGATAATTGCGATAGAGCCGGCTGCGATGCAATATGCGCAGCAGGCCCTTCTTCGCAGTTTCCTTAACGCGTTCTCAGAGGATAGCTTCCTCTCCCGCGTGATCGGTTTCGATGACCAAGACCCTAACAGGTCTATGGCCCGCGAAGGTTCCCTCAGCGGGGAACTTGCTACACTAGATCTTAGTGAAGCTTCCGATCGTGTCTCGAATCAGCACGTACGTGCCATGTTGTCCGACTTCCC